TTACCTAACTTTTCACCAAACATTTTTTGAAACTTTTTAGTGTGGGTAGACTTCTTGGTCTTGATAGGTTTACCCTCATCATCTTTGTCGCCTGGTGCAGGGCCAGTCTTACCTTGTTTGAAGTGTGCATCTCTTTTCTGTTTGGTTTCTTTGTCTAAACCTTTGTAGTATTTCTTAGGTTGTGTACCCTTATTCTTACCTACATCTCGATCTTGTTCTTCTTTGTCTTCTTCTAGAGATTCATTAGTTGCAGCTTTTCTTGCAGCTTCTCTTTCTGCCTCAATTGCTTTGTTTTGTGCCTCTTTCTCTTTCTGTAGATTGATTGCATCCATTTGTCTTGTATGTCTATCTTTAAGAGCTTCCATCTCTGCAACTTGTTTTTCTTTGAGTCTTTCCATCTCTTCGGTTTGTTTTGCCTTGAGATTTGCAGCGTCTACAGCTGCGTCTTCCTGTATATTCTCATCACCTGCTACAACCATACCGACTTGATTGATTAGAGAGGTAATAACTGGTGTAGGTAATTGTGATAATACTTGTAATTGTTGTTTAGTAAGACCTTTGACTTTCTTTATCTTCTTCTTCCATGAAGAGATTGCAGTCATATCTTTCTTCTCTTCTATGTCGTCACCAAACTTAAGGAATAATCTACCCTTAGTTTGTTTCTTATCTGTGACCTTTGCACCTACCATTGCACCGACTGTATTAATCATTGCAATGCCTCTCTCTGAGTTCTTCTTATATTCTTTACCTAATTTAGATTTTAGGTCTTGCATGATTTTATCTAGAATGTTTTCAAAATCAGATACAAGTTTACCCTCTTCTATAGGGAACTCCTTTTTAATTTCTCTGTATTTCTTTGCAGCCATAATAGTATTTATCCCTTTTTCTGTAACAACATGCGTTCTCTCCACTTGAGAGCTTGTTTATTACTTGGATACTTTGAAGTCCATGTCATCATTTTACTGAATAATTGATTTGCTTTTGCATCTAATGCTTGAACAGTATCATCATTTGTTATCTCTATGAAATCTCTTTTGAATAGACTTTTGTATTCCTTTGCAGATTTCATAGCCTTATCCCAGTCTCCTTGTACTATCTCAGGAGGTAATTTTCTTGCACGCATATCATTTCTTTTTTGTGCATTCTCTAGACTGGTTCTTACAAATACCATTTTGTATTCGTATCCTAATTTGTCTAGTAACTTTTTGTAACTTACAATCTTAGATTTGTTTGCAGCTGTGGTGTCAAAGATCATACCAAGTCTACCCCTGATATATGCATCCATATTCTTACCAGTAATCTTCTTTGCCTTTGCACGAATCGGATCAACCTTATCAAAGTCTGCACCTCTTAGATCAAGAGATAATCCTGCTTTCTTAAGACCATTCTCAAATGCTTTGTCTGTGTTTACTAACTTAAGACCTAGAGCTTTCAGTGCAAGTTTATCTACAACTGCAGATTTACCACTGCCTGGCCCACCCATAAGGAACACAGCTTTGAAGATGCCTGGGTCATATACACCTTCTGTAATTAAATCTTCTATCATGTATTGTGGTAAAGTCCCTTCATTGATACCCATACCTTTTCTTATGTCATCGTATAGTTTCTTTGCAAGGTTCTTACCTTTTGATGGTACACCATCTTTGAATCCTTCGAAGTCTCCCTTCTCTGCAAACTCTCTCATCTTACTTGCAGACATTCCTGATACATCATCTGCATCGGGGTCTCTTTCTCCAGCTGATATAATGTTTATGTTCTTGAATTTATAGAAACCGTGTCTTGCTTTGACTCCGTTGTATTTTGTAATCAACATTTCAAACTCTTTTACTCTGTCTGATCCTACAACCATGTTTATGTTTACATACTTCTTCTCTTGTAAGAAGTTACAAATCTCAAATACAGTTCTTACATTTGCATCAACTACAATCTTTCCAAAGAACTTCTTAAGATATTTTACTTTGTCTCTGTGGTTTAGTGGGTTCTTTCTCTTATCATTTGAGTGTGAAGAGAATAGTAATACATCTGTTCCACGACCAACAGACAGAAGTTTTTTGACAAGTTTCTCATGTCCTGTAGTAGGTGGATTAAAACGACCAAATGTAAAAGTTGCACTTTTCTCTTTGGCTTCTGATATGAAATTATTAAATGTCTTCATTTGTCCCAATTCTTTTGTGCAGTAAAGTTGTTGTATGCAAACTCCATTCTATCTACGAGTTTAACTGCACTTCCTTTTCTATCGATTGCAACATAACCTTCGGGGTTTACTACCTCAAAACCATTTGCAGTTTTATTAAATGTTCCTATACTCTTTACTCTATTTAGGACATCTATAACCATTTGCTTTGCAATCACTAGGTGTCC